TTACAAAAATCTTCGATTTGATTTCTTACCATCATGACTAAACAATACAGCTTTATCCTCAATAGTCGTCTGCAGATGTACAGGTTTACCCCAAAGCTGAACCACATACGGTAAGGTGCGTTCAATATATTTTAAATCCAATTCATTACCTTCAAAAGCATGCTTGAGATACAGCTCACCGTTGTCCAAGTAATTTCCATCCTCAACAAACAGGTAAGGAAAACCGCCATTGATGCGTGAATAAACAAGCTGATCACGAACGGTTTCCCAGGTTTTATCGGTAATTTTCCACTCCGCACCTTTTTTCTCAAAGACGTACAAATCCAAATCATCGACCAATTCCTTTGTTAGATAGCTGCGAATAAAGGAGGTGTCTGAATCAAACTCGCGAACTTCAAACATTTTTTCGCGACCCTGACCACCTTTATATCCAAAACGTACTTTATCCTCAGGAGTAGGTTGATCCCATCTACGCTCAATGTCTTCGAATATTTTCAAGCCTAGATAATAGGGGTTTAAACTAGTTTGGGATGGCTGCACAACAGCGGAGTTCAGCTTAGCAAATTCCAACGTTTCTTCGGAGGTTAGTTCCAACTCTCGTAGGATACGAATGTGCCAATAAGATGCCCAGCCCTCATTCATAATTTTAGTTTCCATTTGTGGAAAGAAGTAAAGCATTTCCTCACGGAGCATCGTGAGAATGTCACGTTGCCATGCTTCAAGGTGAAAAGAATGAGTTTCAATGAATGATAGTATGTCTTTTTCCGGGTCAGGCGGGAAACGTTTGGTTTCTGATTTTTCATATGCTTCTACTGATTCTAAATTCCAAAGGTCGTTGTATTCGGTAAATTTCTGTTGATTTTTCTGTTGCTCGCCATGTTCATCCTCATTATGCTTATGCCTATAATGACTTGGATCGACATGCTCCTGAATGGCAAGCACCGCATCCAAAAATGTCTCTACGGTTTCTGTACCGAATTTTATTTCATATTGACTGATTCGTTCAGAAGCAGCTGACATACTTTCAACCATATTCCGATTTGTTTTTGAAAAGCGGGCATTGTTTTTGAAAAAATCACAATGTGCCAAAACATGGGCAACAATTAGTTTATTCTGGATTAGAGAGTTTCCATCAAGCAGAAAGGCATAACAAGGGTTGGAGTTAATAACTAGCTCATAAATTTTGCTCAATCCCAGATCATATTGTGTTTTCATTCGATGAAAGCTTTTGGCGGTTACCCAATAATATGAAAACTATTGTACTGTATTCCATTCTATATCCAATACGGAGTCAGGTTTTAACGTGACGTGTTTTACCACTTTCCTTATCAGCATCTTTCGTTCATCATAAGTGCAGTGGTCCCACAGTTCCCCGACTTCATTAATCATGAGGTAGAAGTTTTCTGGCTCTAGGTATTTTGGTGTTTCATCTTTAATATCTTCGAGCTGCTTTTCAATCATTTCTCGGGATGCTTCTAAGTTCTTTATCCGATCTACCACAAAAGACATTTTAATATCGCCATTTTGAACCGCATCATACAAGTTCTCTAAACCAACTGTAGCTATGTGTAATTTTTCACGGAGAGCCTTGACCACTTCGTCACTGAATCTTTCCTCCACATTTTTACTCATGGCTTTTTTAAAGTCAGATTGATTATTGGGCAATGCCTTCATTTGTTCAACCACATGTGCTTCGACCAATTCTCTCCTTCTGTATCCCAACGAGCAGTTATTCCCCCGATCCTTCGCTCTCACATGCTGATTCTTACAGGCATATAACTCATAGGAGTAGGTTTTACTGTTCTTATTTGTGGTACGGATGACGTGGACTACACCAGCTCCGCACACACCACATTTCAACAGGCCCGTTAATAAATATTCCCCGATGGGCGACATGCCTTCTTTTCTCCGAGCTGATTCAATTTGAACTTTATAAAAGGTTTCATCGTCAATAATGGCTTTATGCCTTCCTTCAACTAATGAACCGTTATTTACCAATTTCCCGATGTATACTGGTCTAGCTAAAATATCTCTAATCACACTATGGTCAAATACCCTGGCGTTGGTTTGGCTTGCTGCCCAATCGGATATAGCTAGTCTAGACTTACCTTGTAAGTATTGATCAAATATTTCTTTTACAACATAGGCTTCATCTTCCAGTATCTCAAGTGATTCCGTTTCTTTCGTCCAACTGTATCCGAAAGGCGGTCTGCCACCGTACCATAATCCAGAACTCACACGTTGCCTTCTGCCGGATGTTGTACGTTCGATGATCATATCCCTTTCGAGTTGAGCAAACACAGCTAAAATCCCAATCATCGCCTTGCCAAGTGGTGTTGAGGTATCAAAAGGTTCTGTAGCTGATTTGAATGCAACATTAAACTGTTCAAAGAAATCAAGAAGATGTAAAACGTCCAGCTGCTTACGTCCTAACCGATCCAATTTGTAAACGACGATCATATCTAGCTTACCTTCTTCTACATGCCTTCTCATACGCTTCATAGCAGGGCGATCTAGTTTGGTTCCTGTGTATCCATCATCTACATATAATGTGTATTCACCCCACCCCTGAGAAGCGCAGAATGCAATAAGTCGTTCTTTCTGATTATCTATTGAAAATCCGTGTGTTGCTTGCTCGTCTGTGCTGACACGGCAATAAAGTCCTACTCTCATAAATATCCTCCTGTAAAAATAGTTCTTTAGTTACACTTTAAAGTTAAATGCACGAACGATAGCGAACATACGCTGAGAAAAATTTTATCTATTTCCATACTTTAGGCAGGTGACATAGAATGGCAAAATATGCTATTCTAATCAAACACCTAGAAACCGCTCTTATGAAAAGGCAAACTATCCGAAAGGATAGGACGCAAAACTACAGGGGCTATAATATGCCAGCCAGTTGCCTTAAGGCGGTTTTTGTGTACTTATTTTTTATTAGAAAGTGAACTAATTGTTAAGTTTTCTCGGAAGGAGGGACGAAAAGTCCACACCACACACCTAATAATATTCCCATTCCCAAAGATCGTCTATGGAACAACCGAAGTAGTCCGCTGCCATCTTTGATTTGACTGTCGATAGATTGGACTTTAACCGAATTACACGTGAGATATGAGATTCGGAAACATTCAAATAAATAGCCAAATCAACTTGAGACTTTCCTTTCTTGAGCAAGAGATCAGGTATGCGGCTTCTCCTTAACCGGAGAGCCAATGTATCACCTTTCATATATATGTCGTAATATGTCGAATAAAAAACATCTTGAAAGCAAACGTACGTTCTCATATAATAGGAACACGGCTGCAATACAACTCGGGAGATGAAGCGATGGAAGATGCTACTAGACAAGAGATTGATAGGTTGATTGAAAAGGCGAATAAGAAACAATTAAAGGAAATATTAGATTTTTTGAGCCGGTTGTCGAAAACCTTTACATAAATGACAGGGAACGCCTTCACGGGGCGTTTTTATTTTTTCCATTCTCTAGTTTGTGGGTCAAAGTAATAATTTGTTCCGGTTAATCTATTAATTTTAATGACTACATCGTTTGTTGTTTTAGTGTAATAAATAGGTGTTGGATAAACAAAATAGCTGAAAAATAAAATGATAATTAGTATCCCAACAAATCTAATTAAATCTCTCTTCACCATATACCTCGAAATGTCCCCATCGGCTGGAGTATTTGCTATTCCTTCAAAGCTTTCTTAATAACATGTAACACGCTTTTAACATCTTCCTCGGTTTTTGCCCTGCTAACGATCTCCCGGATCTCACGTTTCATTCGTTCCATTTCTGTTTCTTCTATAAGAGTATTCTGCGGAACTACTCCTAACAATTCATCTACAGATATTTCGAAAAATGAAGCAAGTTTTTGAGCTGTGTCAAAATCAGGTTCTCGCTTGTCTAATTCGTAGTTTGAGTAAGTACTTCGCGGCATTTTTAACATCTTAGCAGCTCGTAATTGAGTCAGCCCCTTTTTATTTCTCAACTCAGTTATTTTCTTTCCAATCACAATGCTTCATCTCCTTTCAATATTCTATTATAATGGCTTCAAATCGAATCATATATACATGCTTCAAAAAGAAGTAAAAAAGATGTTGACAGACTCAATTTGAAGCATTATAGTTATGACATAAGGTGCTTCACTATGAAGCCGACAGGAGGTGTTAAACATGATTGAACGCTTATGGTTAATCGAAAAAAGAGGGTCACTCACACAAAGCCAAGTTGCTTTACTAGCAGGAATAAGCCGAAGCGCCTACTCCAATGTAGAGCGCGGAAAAGGATTAAGTGTCTCGGTGGCAAAAAAGATTGCAAAGGCTTTAAAGTTTAATTGGCAGATTTTTTTTGACGAAAAATGCCCCGTATTGAAGCAAGCAAACTAATAAACCCATGGAGGAATGGAAATGAACGAATTAGTCAAATCATTCAACTACGAACCAAATGAAGTGAGAATTTCAATGATCGATAACGAACCAATGTTTTGCTTAAAGGATGTTTGTGACATTTTAGAAATCGGAAATATCACAGATACAGTTAAACGGCTTGATGATAGGGGGGTCGCTAAAATCGAAGTCCCTACCACAAGCGGAGATCAAGAAATGTGGTTTATCAACGAACCAAATTTATACCGCGTAATATTCCGCTCCAATAAAAAAGAAGCTAAGAAATTTCAAGATTGGGTCTTTAACGAAGTTCTTCCTTCTATCCGCAAAAATGGAATCTATGTACCTACTACTGAAACTCCCGAACTACTCCAAAAAGTAAATGAACTCGAAACCAAACTCAACTCCTTTGTAACGCTAGATTCACACGAGCAACAATTACTTCAAAAAGCCATTGCCCGCAGAGTTTACTCCATCATCGAAATTAAAGAACAACGGAAGCTAGCATTTGCTGAGCTGCACAGAGAAATACGCGATCGTTTCGGAGTACCGAGTTACCGCGATGTTGCAAAGTTAGATTTTCAAAAAGGAATCCAGTATATAGGCGGTTGGATACCTAAAAAAGTCGCAAACTAACACATTCCTAACACTTTAATATTTATACCATAATTTTACTGAAAATGTTGTCACAATATGGAATCCATTTAGGAGGATGAAAACTTATGGAAAATAGGGTTGTACACCTTAAACCGCCTCATATGATTGTACGGGGTGATGCGAATATGGATAACAAGCCAAAGTTTTCACGCGAAACAGAAATATGGATTGCTGAATTACTCGCTAAGGTATTGAAAAGAGCCATTGCAAACGGAACGTATACACCAATTCAAAAGGCAAGCGGGGAGTAAAATCCCTTATGGACAAGCTATCTGCATAGAGAGGATGAAAACCTCTTCCACGGCTCGGGTAATGCGGTCGACTCGAAGCAAACATTAAGTTCAAAGGAGGTAAGGCGTTGGGACGAAAAGTGAAACGACTTCAAGTAGGGTGTATGAGCAACATTTACGGTCTCAAATTCTACGAAATAAAAGTTTTCTTTGATAACGAAGAGGGAGAAGAACGACTAACACGTAAGGAAGTGAACTTTTCTACTTTCAAAGCGTTGGGGGTCATTAAAACTTTTAATAGCACTAAAAAGCTGAATGATTGGCTCAACACAGATGAGGGACGAATTTTTATGGTTGAAAAGATCAACGATAAATACAACCACTATTTTGCATAGAGAGGAAGAAAAGTATGAACCAAACAATCAAAGATATCCGCATCAATCACATATTTTCTCCACCATTAGAATCTTATTCTGCTCCACATGCAGAGGTAAAAATACCTTGCCAACAAAGCTATGACCAAGGTTGGAACGATGCTATGCGTTATAAAAAGGAGCGTGGGTTGAAATGACACCTGAACAAGCTTACAAAATATTTTCAGATGAATCAGAAGCTTATGCAGAAGCGATAGTCGGCAGGCCATCGGATCGTGATGATTACTGTATAGACCTATTCAGACCTGGGAATTCCGCTGAATTATACCTTGCTCAACAAACGTTATTGATGCATTACAAAGAGTTATTGAAGGAGGTACAGAATGTCAAACCAAACGCAGCATAGTGAACCACTTTTCGGTAGTTGCGGAATTCAACATAGTAGTGAAGCTTATGCGTACCGTGGATTATGCCAAGATTGGCGACCAGTTGTAAAAATTGTCAGGACAACAAGTTACTTTAGTCCTCAATATGGCGGTTGGTCAATAGGAATGCGCCACAACGAAGAAACGATAATCATCAAAAAGCAGATTCAATTTATGGGTAGGTGTCAATCATGACTAACTCAGTAGCCTTACCAGTCATTGAATACCGCGCTATAACCGAATGCGGACGTATCCTTTCTTGGAGCGCTACAAGCCCTGAATCAGCTATGTATGAGATTAAGAGGGACAAGTTATTATCTGTCGTGGAAATCATGCCATTTAAGCTATGGGAAGCTTTACAAGAGGATGGATTTAAACAGTTGGAGCTTAATTCCGAAATTGAAGGAGCTAATACAGCGGCATGAGTTTTGAGTCAGTGGAAGATATTATCAAATTTTATTCCAAGGAGGACAAGCAAGTGGAAACCGTTAAACCGGATGAATTAGAGGGCATAGTTGATATATCGGAGGGTGAGGAATGAGCGAATACAAATCGCAAGAATCATTGAGAACAGGCATACACACTCGAATCAACGACACTGTACGGATTTCAAGCGGATGGCGAAACTATTCAAACGAATATTTCAGTTCTAACGCATGGGAAACATTCTTATGGGATGGCGAAAAGATCATAGGCGAATACGACACTTTGTGGAGCGCGGACGATGTTATTGATTTGCACCAAGAAATACTAAATGAGTATCTCGGAAATCAATTTTTACAGAAAGGAGAATCCCTATGACATTACAACAAATCATCCATTCTCAAAATAACATGATGCGCCTTAAAGGAACGTCAGCTCATGAAGAACAAAAGAAAATCGTCAACGAACAAAAGAAGAAGCTACCACTCGTAATGGTAGCCATCGAAAGCTTTGATCTTGATTGGAACTTTGCAGGTTAATTATACACCAAATAAGGAGAAGTGAAAATATATGAGTATGAAATTATATGACCTATCAGAGCAATACAATGTACTAGCTGAAATGCTAGAGGTAGATACAGATAACGAAACACTAGAATCCATGCTAAACGGTATTAACGATGTATTTGACCGCAAGGCTGAAAACATCATCAAGCTAATGCAATCCAAAATTAGTGAGCATACAGCCATTGATGCCGAAGCAAAGCGCCTAAAACAACGTGCGGACAAGCTGGCAAAGGAAATTGATTGGTTGGAAAGTTACGTTGAAAATGAAATGTTGCGGACCGGAAAGGATAAAGTTAAATCCTCCATTTTTAATATCACTCTAGGACTGTGCCCACCAAGTGTTAACGTGCTTAATGAATCTGAAATACCTGCTGAATATTTCAACACAAAGCAAGTAACAACCCTTGATAAACGTAATGTATTGGAAATACTAAAGTCAGGAACCGTCATACCCGGCTGTGAAATATCGCAACGTAAAACCATTCGGATTAAATAGGGAGTTGAGCGATATGAGCGAAATGAATCTATACCAGAGAATCAGCAAAGTCATGCAGGACATCCAGTATTTACAGAAGGATGATAAAGTTTCAACTGGTGCAAGTGGATCATACAAAGCAATGTCTGAGGAAAAGGTTACACAAGTCGTTAGAGAGTCGCTTATAGCCAATGGTTTGGTCATCCTGCCCGTTGCTCAGTCTCACAATAGAGAAGAGTTACGAGACAAGGAAGGTGTCTTAAAAGGCTATCTGAGTATTGTAGACACGCAGTATAAAATCGTGGACATTGCGACTGGACAATTCGAATTACTAGCTTCTAGTGGATCGGGTGCAGACTCACAGGATAAAGGTGTAGGGAAAGCGATGACATACAGTTACAAATATTTGTTGCTTCGGACGTTCGCAATCCCAACAGGTGAAGATCCAGACAAAATCAGCAGCGCAACATTGGACGAGCAACATGAAAAAGACAAACAGAAGGCACTGGAAGAGGATGCCAAACTATTGCCGCAAGTCAGAGCCAAGTGGGAAGCGCTAGCTGGCAACATGGATGCCTTTGACGATTGGTACGGAAAGCAAAAAACAGCCAAACAATCCAACGCCAATATGAACACTTTTTTAGCTAAAAAGCTGCAAGAGAAAATGAAGGAGAGTGCATAAATGAACGTAGCTGCATTGGTTGGAAGACTAACAAGGGATCCTGAATTGAGGTACACGCCTTCGGGCGTGGCTACCTGTTCTTTTACTCTAGCGGTTGAAGATCCCTTTGCTAAAACAGATCCAAAAGCTGATTTTATAAACATTGTTACCTGGAAGCAAACAGCCGAAGCTTGCGCCAATTATCTCAAAAAAGGTCGCTTGTGTTCTGTAAATGGTCGCATAAAAACACGTAATTATGAAAAAGATGGTCGCAAAGTATATGTCACTGAAATACTAGCCGAAAATGTTAGGTTTCTTGAAAAGGCTGAAAGCAACGGTCAACCAAAAGATACCACTCCACCACCAATTGAGGACGATGGAAAGCCAATAGATATTTCAGATGACGATCTTCCATTTTAGGAGGTTAACAGCATGAATTTAGATGCTCACATAACAGAAATCACCCGTCTACGCAGGGAAGCCGACAAGCTTCCCCTAGACGTTCCAGGCGCACTTATCCAACGCATTGAATTACTAGCCAAATGTCTTGTATTTATCGGTCGTGTTTCTAGCGTCCTAGATGGCGATTACAAGCGCGTTTATGCCAAAAGGAAGTATGAGTTTGCTTTAGCTGTTACAAATGCTACAAAGGACAAACAGGCGCATGCAGAGATAGCTGTAACCGAATTACGACAAGCGGAAGCGGAATCTTACGAATTAATGAACCGTTGGCGCAATGCATTTACCAGTACCACAGAGGAAATACACAGTTTAAAAATGCGAATGAGGATGGATGTAGCCGATGGCACTCAATCTAGCGGATCAATTCAATCCAGTGGAAAAGCCACAGCATAAGCGTAACAAGCCCAAGAGAGGGAATCACACTAAGTTTAGTCCAAAAGTACGCAAGATCATCATAGCGCGTGACGATGGCTTGTGTGTCCGCTGTAAGCGTCCCTATCACAACATCCATCATATTACCTTTGCAAGCGCAGGAGGAGAAGGTCACCCTGCTAACGGGGTCTGTGTATGCGGTGAATGTCATGCAATGGCTCATAAGTGTAGGGAATATCGAAAATGGTTTGAAGATTATCAAGAGAAGCATTTAATACCTAAACTATTGGAGGAATTGAAATGAATAAACGGTGGATTGGCAAGCCTTCTCCTAAAAGCAGGCATGTAGGCAATGGGTGGTTTGGAGAATTAGACCGCTGCTTTGTGGATATAGATAACATTTATTGCGTCATGGTTCGTACCGTAGAAACGGAATGGGGATTAGTGGAACACGCCTGCATACGTAATGTTCGCAATACGGATATACCTTGGAGTGAAAAACAACGGATTAAAGACGAAATTTTTGGACCTGAACGGACTGCAATTGAAGTATTCCCTTCCGCAAGTCAGCTTGTCGATGAAGCGAATATGTACCATTTTTGGGTGCTGCCTGAATCATTAAAACTACCATTTTCCCTAAAAGAAGGAGCTTGAACGATGGATAGATTCGAACGTTTTGAAAATAAAATAATTACACTAAAAAACAATGAAGAAGCAATGATCACGGTAAAAGGTAAAAAGTTTCTTATTCGTTTAGCAACAGAGGAACAAGTCATTATGCACGAACTGCAAAATGTTAAAGGTGAATGGTTTTAAACGATCTGCTCCAATTCGACTGAAATACTTAGCGCAGCGGAGGCCGATTAAAAACACTCCTGGAGGAAGCGAAATGAAATGTGTTGATTGTGATGGTAAAGGTTTTGTTGAGGAAGAAAGTGGTGTTGTTTCACCACATATACCATACGAAGTAGAAATAATTACAGACATATGCGGATCTTGTTGGGGTAAAGGTGTAACCGAATGAAATCAATCCCCATCCCATCCAAATTTATTTCCAACGTTGATATGCTTAAATCCTGTACAGGCTACATTAAACCAAGTCCGAAAGATGATGTACTCGCCAAACAAAGCAAGCGGAGCGTACAGCATATCCGAATCAATTACAACGAAAGGGTGAATCAGATTTTATGAGTGATATAAACGAAGAACTAACAACCGAACACGATATTTATATAAGCATTGGATTAAAGCAACCCATGAAGCCATCTGATTGCAATAAATTAATAGACTCATTGCTAACTGAAAATTTCAACATGTCAAGTTGGGGAACCCATACAAAGAACGAATGGATTGAGGTATTACACGAACTAGAGGGCACTATAGAATCCCAAAAGGAAGAAATAGAGGACATTAAAAGGCACCTAGGCGAGCATATTGCTGGATTAGAATTCGAAGTTGAATCTCTCAAGGCTATTAATGAACTAGCCGTAAAGGGGTTGGAATGGATAGCAACAGGTGATGAAGCGTATCACACAACTTTATCTGAATCAAAAGATTGGATAGAAAAAGTTGAAGAGACTGCTAGATGTGCAGTTGAAGAAATTCAGAGGTTATCCCATGAACAAACTTAATCCAATCGCACATGTGATATGTCTGTATCCGATTGCTTATAAAAAAGTTTTAGCTTGGTGGAAAGGATTAGGTAATGATTGGTGACCCTTTCACGGCTACCGAGCCTAAAGGCTCTAAGCATATGCTGTCGGGCGTAGGATTACTCAAAAGAAAAGGAGGCACTTTTCATGAAAAAAATCGGACTATTTCTAAATGGCGAATTAATGATTGATTACCCAAATGAACCTGATAGTTACTTTGAAGCAGTAAATGATTGTCATTACGCAATTGACCAAACAGGCGAATTTCACGAATTGAAGTTCTTCGAAGAATAAATCACCGCTCAATAAAGAGTAAGTCGCCTACTTCACAGTTGAAGAAGGTACACAATTTAACAACCGTCTCAAATTCAATAGCGGTCCCTTTATCATCGTATAGCCGGGTTAATGTTTTACGAGTTATCCCGGTAGCATCTGAGAGCTCCGAAATACTTCTTATTTTACGATCACCCATTAATTTATGCAGATTGCTTTTCAATTTCATACCAAACACCTCGTCAATAACTTTATTTTATCATAATGCATGTTAATGAAAAGTAAATATGATAGATACAAATAGAGTCATGTAAGATACAAATAAGGTTATCTATGATATAATATGAGTCAAGGAGGTAATTGTATGTTGCTTAACGCTAAGGAAATGAGAGAAGAATTAAAACTCAGCAAACCAACCTTTGCACAATTACTAAAGGATGGGTTACCCCGGATTAATCTTACACCAAGAAACACCCGGTTTGATAGGGATGATGTTATTAAGTGGTTCAAAGATAAAGCGGTATAAAAAAATTTAGTCACCATAGCGAAAGATGCTGTTGAAAGTAGGTGAATCATGGCAGAAAAAAGAATGCTCAGCAAAGTCATAAGCGTATCTAAAAAAGTGAATTTAAGGTTAACTAATCACTTTTCACGATTATTTTACACTTGGATCATTCCGCACACGGACGACTTCGGTAGATTGACAGGATGCCCACATAAGTTAAGGGCATTAATAATTCCAATGCTATCTGAGACGCATGAGGATGTAGAAAAAGCACTCATGGAATTGCACAATGCCGATCTTATAAAGTGGTATGAAGTCAATGGGGAACAGTATTTGCAGGTTACAAACTTCGAAGAACACCAACAAGGTTTGCATAAGAGAACGAAGTCAAAAGTTCCTGATCCTCCTGACTTTTCCCGGAAATTCCCGGAAATTCCCTCTGAACTGAAGGGAACTGAAGGGAATAGAACAGAAGGGAAGGGAAGGGAAACTGAAATCCTCCCCCTTATTAATCTTCACAAAGTCAGATATGACAAACACGAAAATATTGAACTTGTCGAATCCTATATCAATTTGATGGATTTTGAAGTAATCGAGGATGCCATTATACGGTCGAAAGATAAGGACCATAGATACTTGCTAAAAACCCTAGGAAACATTTATAGGGATGGTAAAACGAGTAAGGAATCCATTGTACAGAGGTTTGTATCTCCAACCGAGCAAGAAGCAATAAATGCACAACGCAAAGCAGAGGAATTAAAAAACCATTCCCCTTTAAACTATGACCCTGAATTTGTGGAGGTGGAACATGCAACCGCAGGACCTAAATGATTTAACAGATATCGAAGCTGAGCAAATGACATTAGGAGCTCTCTTAAAAAATCCAGATGTCGCTCATGAAGTAATGAGGATCGTTGGCGAATTAGATTTTAGCCACACTCACCATATCGCACTATTCACCAACATAAAGGCACTATACGAGCAAAACAAATACGATTTCAACACTTTGAAACAATGGCTTAAGGAAAAAGACTTACTAGACCATGTGGGTGGTCTGGAATACTTCGGGCAGCTTAAGTTCTCAAATGCTACGTCAGGGCTCGTTAAATATTATGCCGAGAAGGTCCGTGATACAGCTATAAAGCGCAGAGGGCTCCAACTTGGACAAGATATTCAATCTTTAACCCTAAGCGGCCAATTTGAAACCATTGAGGACTACATTACTGCAGTAAGTGAAAAGTTTAATAATCTTGAAATCACGAAAAAAGGCAATCTAGTTAGCCTATCCAAAATCATTGGTCCGCACATTCACAATAAGCTTAGCGGTCAACGGACCCATTCTCCAACAACGGGGCTCTTCGATATTGATAAGTGGATGAAGGGGATCGGGCGTAATCGCTTAATCGTGGTAGCAGGCAGACCGGGAGCAGGAAAGACAGCTTTATCTTTAAAGATAGCCCGAAACGTAGCCAAGCAAGACTATGGACCAACCGCCTTTTTCTCTTGTGAAATGGAAACGGTGGAGCTCGTTGATCGGATGCTATCGGACATATCAGGGATCCCATTTTCAGACATACAGTATTCCAATTTAGACGAGAGAGCCAAGAGCACCATCTTACAGTCAGAGGGAGTCATGCTAGATATTAATATGTTTATCGATGATTCATCACGGATGGACATTAATTATATCGCAGGACAATGCAGGAAACTAAAGCGTGAGCACGGTTCTTTGGGGCTTGTAGCGATTGATTACTTGGGATTGTTGGAGCTCAATCAAAAGAGGGGCGAAAACAAAACAGACGCAATCGGCAGAGTGACCAAGGAATGCAAAAACCTTGCGAAAGAATTAGGATGCTCGGTCCTGTTATTAGCACAAATGAATAGGGAAATTGATAAGCGGTCCACTAAAAGACCTGTTATGTCGGACCTAAGAGATTCCGGCAGTATAGAACAAGATGCAGACAGCGTTATCTTCCTCCACAAGGATGAAGAAAAATCAACCGCACTTATTGCACACATTGACTTCATCGTAGCCAAGGGAAGGCAAACAGGCATGCGAGACTTTGAACTAGACTTCTTTGGAGAGATTCAGAGAATGACAGGTAAAGTCAAAATATGAGCCCCGACTATGAGTTTGAATTAACAATGCTCAAATCAGCAAAGGAGCTCAACCAAATAGACGAGCTCAGCTATAAACGAATATATGAAATGCTCATGGAATCCGATGGTGAATGTCTGGACCGCTTAGAAACAATCAATGACGAACTAGCCAAAGCATTAGCGGACCACAAACGGCAAAAGATCAGTGACCGCTTAGTAATCGGAGCAGAGAAGATCGAAGCCACAGAGGACCCGAAAGAAAAAGCTCGGCTAATGGTCCACTACAACAATTTATTAAAGGAGTTGACCGCTTAAATGGACGTTATCACAAGAATGGAACGCATGATTGAAAACGAACCAAGCAAAGTCAGACGTTGGGCAATGCGGAAGGTACTGAGAGAAACTATTTTGAAAATGGAGGAATCACAATGAAAATAGACAGCAGAACTTTATTACAAGTAGCTCTTCTTGGTTTGTTGGAAGAAGGTATGCACGTAAGCGATGTCATACAACTGGCAAATAGAACCGCAGGAGATTTATGGGTCGGATTAAACCAAGAGGAACGAAATAAGAAAATGGAGGTAACGGGATGAAATACACGATGAATTTAAACGATGGTTCAGAAGTCGCTAAATTATCCTATAAACCTGATGTTGGCGAAGTTATAAAAATTGATGAAACTGATAAATGGTACAAAGTCGTTCATGTTAACACTTATCAAAAGTGGTGTACATGCAGAGATTTGCCTGATCCTAATTTTTGAATCTATAAAAATACAATTAACGGAGGAAAACAAGTGAGAGAGATAAAATTTAGGGCATTTTACAAACCACTTAACATTATGGTCGATGCCAAGAAACTAGAAAGTATTAATTTTGAAGTGAAAACGCTAGGTGTTTATATCCCAGTTGAGAACAAAGGATTCCATAAGTTCCGCACTTCTGATTTTGAATTAATGCAATACACAGGCTTAAAGGACAAAAACGGCAAGGAGATTTATGAGGGGGATATTGTAAAAAACTCAGGATACCACGAGTTATGTATTGTAGAGTACCATCACAGCCAGTACATCGGTAGATATCGTCCGCAAACACCACAATATAAGCATCTTGAGCAGAATGAAAGAGATAAGGATTTGAGTTACATCGGGCTTGGTTTTTATGTATGTGAAAGAAAAGCCATTGAAATTATTGGGAACGTTTATGAAAATGCTGATTTACTAGCGGAGGTAACCCCATGACCACCCAAGAAGCAAGAAGAGAACAACGCAGTCGATGTGCATTCAATCAAGTATTTGAATCTTATCGCTATTTACTTAAAGAGGACTTAGCTAGATTCGCACATCGTAAACAAAAGATGATCACCGAGATGAAATTATTCTCAGCCAATGAAGCGTTCATTCAACATCACCTTGAAATCGAATTTACCGCATTAATAGACGAGATTTTAAAAGAGCAGGAAGAAAAGCTGATTGTACGCAGTCGAGGAATGGAGTGGACACATGCCCACATTCAAAACATCAGTTAAAGGCAGGAAGAGAGTGTTAATGCATCCGAGACAAAAGAAATCAAAGATGCAGAAGAAGAAAAAGTTGGCTTAAATCAGATCGAGGGAGCAAACCAAATGATACATGAATTGAAAACATGGCCTGAATACTACAACGCAGTATTTGACGGAACAAAGAATTTTGAAGTTCGCAAGAATGATCGTGATTACCAAGTTGGAGATGAATTAGTTTTAAGAGAATGGGATCCGCATCGAGAAAGTTTCACAGGTTCGGTAACAACGGTTGATGTGACTTATATCCTTAGTGATCCGCAATTTGTAAAGGATGGATATGTAATTATGTCCATAGAGTATCGCCAATGAAACTAATCATACAAGGCAGACCCGTTCCTGCTGTCAGAATGACACAACGTAGCAAGTATAAAAGCATCCAAGCCAAAAGATACCTTGACTATAAAGAGTTGATAGGGTGGGAAGCTAAAGCCGCAGGATGCAGACCGAACGACAAAAAGTATTATGTAGCCATAACGGTGTTTATTAGTCCCAAAGGTCATGACATGGACGTTGATAACCTTGCAAAAAGCTACTTGGATGGATTGAATAAAATCGCTTGGAACGATGATAGGCAAGTAGTCAGCTTACGGATTGATAAATACTATCATGCAGACGAAAAAGCAGAAATTTTGATAACGGAGGTCACACCATGACCTGCATAATCTGCAAAGGTAAAGGAACCATCGTAAAAGAACAATCCGAAATATGCGACAACTGTTTTGGATCAGGAAAGATCGAAACTAAGGGGGCGTGAAGGGTGAAGTTCGCAATCGCAAAAGCAAATCATGGAAACGAAGAATATTTAAGAGAGACACATGGCGATGATTGCTATACGGATGATATAGGAAATGCGATATTGCTAGAATTTGCAGTAGAGACAGCCGACCTCCAACTTCAAAAAGGAGAATACTTTGTAACTGTTGATGATTCGGACGGATTGAGCGTGATAGATTCATGAACCCTGTCATTTCTGAACTAATCAAACACTTAGAAGCATCACCAAACAAGGTGGCAACCAAGGAATACGTTTTAGACCGCCTGAGAGAGTCACAGAACCACGAATGCGATTATTGTGAGCAATTACCACACCAAAGGTATAGAACGTGGATAAGACCATTACAGATCGTTTCGAAGGGAGGTATTTAACATAGACAAAACGGGAATTGATACTTTATGCGATATGGCCAAGAAACTAAAAGAGTTGAAAGATGCGAAAAAAGCCAATAATTATATCAAAATAAAGTCGAATTATCAAACGACATATCTTGTATTAAAATGTAGAAAATGGTATAATTATAGTCAATATGTAGCGAAAATAAACCAATTTGAGGATGTGTAAAATGAGAAAAATCAACGAAATACAAGCGGATATCGATTCAACCGAACGTGCAATACAATCAGGTGGAGTAGACCAAAGCCAAATTGATCTGTGGAATGTACAGCTAACAGATTTCAGAAAAGAAATGGCAGAAGCGGAATCACACATTCAGGCCCATGAAGTCAAGCTACAGGAAGCAACCGAAAGCATTGGTTACATACTGGACACGATGACCATCGAAGGATTAACCATTGCCGAATTAATCACCGACGATGATATTTACAAACTTGTCCGTGCAGGTGTACAAAACGCTTATGTGGAGCAAGCGGAAAAGAATCTGCAAGCGATAAGTGAACAGCAAGCACTGCACCAAGCAGAAATTAAAGCGATTATGGAGCGTGTATCGTTGGCAGAGGGCAAAGCTGAGCAATTGCAATCCGCTAACAGTGATCTGGAAGTTAAAAACTATCAACTAACCATTGAAAACGATGAGTTAAGCAACAAAGTCACCAAAGGCGCTGAATTGTTGAACGATGCAAACTCTCAAATTGAACAACAAAAAACGCATATTGAAGAATTGCAGACTCAAATCGCAATCGGTGTTCGCGGAGCTCTCAACGTGGTTCACGTACCGCAAGATACTTCCAAGATTGCCGAAGAAATCAGAGCGAAAAAAGTCAGAATCACTGACGTTAAATACCAAGATGAAACAGGCATTGACCGCAGAATTAAAACGGCCGTTGAAGTGTTAACCGGGAAAGAAATCTCGTATGAAGCCATTTACGAAAAGAGATACATCATCCTTAACCTTGAAGAAGCTGCACAATACCGTGCAGAAATAGAGCAAAAGAAAGCTGAGGAAGAAGCACAAAACGCTGTCATTCCGACAATAGAAACTATCGAGTATGTAACAGAAGAGGTGGAACCTGTAACGGAAATACCCTTTCAAGCAACGGTGGAAGATACAGACAGCCAAGGAGATTCAGCAGACGTACGAAACGAATCTATGGAGCAAGTGGTGGAGCAGGAAAGCGAAGTAATTACGTTGGAATCGTTAAATGCTGAAATAATAGCAATTAAGACTCACTTGGGATTAGCAGCTTAAAGGAGGGAAACACATGAACATTGATTGGCGGACTACATACTTCGACCTATGCCGAGAGATTGGTATCCTAGAGATACGGTGCAGTGACCTTGAATACCAATTGAAGATAGCGCACAGTCAGCTATTATCAGGCAAGATGCCATCAGACGGTCACGTTGTATTCGTACCGCTTGATATAGGGTTAGGCATTTACGATCAAGCCAAGGCTAACCTACTGCTCTGCGTGACCATGCTAGAACACAAGAAGCAAACCAAGGAGGATATCGAAAGCAGAATGACGGAGTTTGACGGAGTGACTTATAAATTCCTTTACATGCGTGATATCCAAATGAAACCACTTTACGAAATAGCGGACGAGTTGGGGTATTCGCTAGATTGGGCGAAACGTGTCAGTCGGAAGTATGCAAGAGTGAAAAATGTCAGTTAATGCCGCACTTTTTGTACACTTTTGGACTTTTAAAACGTGATATTATAGTATTATCAAGAGATTGGCTAATGGAACTTCGACAGCTTTACTTCCGTTAGTCACTCTTGCTAATATGCGCTAGTAACACTATTCGTTAGTAATAAACGTGGTGGCGGAATAAGACGCAGGGATGAGGACATACAAGGTAGGATAGTACCTGCGAAGTATGCCCGATGGTAGGCGAGACACTGCATCATACGTAGGAAAAAGTCCTATGTCCACGTTTTAACATGCGGGAAGGTTGGCGACAGGTTGTATTATGGGTTCGATTCCCGTTATCTGCGATCAGGTTCGATTCCTGATTCCCGCCCAATCAAGGTTGATCATACATACTAGGCTTACCTGGGGTGTATATCACATAGCTTCTCATTCCACTCTTTCGAGGAATTAAAACAAATCGAAGTACGGGACACTCTCGAGAGGGGTGTCTTTTTGTTTTGCATCGCAGATGCCATCGTGACGACCGAATCACTTAACCCGAAGGGTGGTAGCCGTATGATTACAGTTAAATTAAAAGAAGGAAAGTCATATAAAATCTGCAACCAATGCCAATACGAAACAACAAGTGTAAATAATATGCTATCCCACCTAAACGAGCACCGACTCGAAGAACTTATAGAATTAAAGACCAAAACCCAAATAGATCGATATGGAGGGATGAAGAAATGAAAGTATGCAGAATATGCAATGGAACCAAGCAAGCCGTACTAAACGTTGGAGTTAGCGTGACGATGACCTGTGAATGTTGGGCTTGTAAAAGGAAAAAAGTAACATGTGAACACCTATAATCTAGACCTTCTAAACCTAGCACCAATACTCTATTACTATTTCGATTATCTATTTTACGTTTATACCATGGAAAGGAGTGGAGAGAATGAGAGAAAAGTTGATTAGACATGGTTATCCAAAGCAAATGGTGAACAGTTGGAGTGAAGAATACTGCGCAGAAGAGTGGAATGAGCTAAAAAGCTTCTTGAAAGATCACAAGATTTACCTGTAAATGAACCATATTTTTCCTATGGGAGTGAAGAAGATGAATAATTTAACAACTAGTCAGATTGCATTGATTCGCACTCTATGGGAACTAGCACAAGGCAGGGTGGATGCGTTATACACAGCAGCAGGCGCAGAGGAAGAAAAGAATGCCGTTGAAGATTGGATAACAAGAGTATTTCCAAACGATAGCGATTCGATAATCAGAGCAAAAGTCGAAACGTAATGTATCGAAATAGAGTTGAAAGTGTCAATCGTTCACCAGTCGGATACAAAGGATTGATACAAAATGGAACTATTCACCACAATTACAGCAATTATCACACTAGCTGTTATTAACATTTACGCATTACACAGTCACGGCAAACAAGCGCAGGAATGGCAGAAGGAACGAAAAGACCTTTACGACCGCATCATGAGCAAAGATATACAAGAATACAAAGACGCAGTAGAACCGGTAAAGATTTATAAGCCAGTGGATCATTCAGAAGAAGCCGAGTATTTGAGAGAACAGGAAGCGAGGAAACATTAATGGAATATGAAACCGTAACAGTTAAAGAAGCAATTGAGCTAGAAAAGAAAATAACGCAATTCGGTGATTTTAAAGAGTTTGATCATGAACCAACGAAGGAAGAAATACTAGGTGCCATATCAGATATTGTAGGAGAACTTATGGACGAGTTAAAAACAAAAGGCAAGGAAATATACGACGTTAGAGTAGACAGTTTTATAATCGTCCCTAAGAAGCCAAAACATGGATATGGATCAAATACAATCGGAGTTAAACTATTAGTCGAAATATAAGTGAGGTGATGAAAGATGGCTAAGCAAGGACAAAAGCTAACGGACGAGTTGAAAGAAATCATCAAGGCTAACCTTGTTCTTAGCGATAACAAAAATGAGATTGCGAAAAAGCTCAATATATCATGGGCTACGGTGGATAAAATTGCTAAAGAAATGAAGGACGTACCCGAAGAAGAAGAGAAGTATGAGAAACTTCGAGAAGATAAAAAGAATATGATGATTGACCGTATTTGGGGTGACATGGAGTTAGCTTTAGACTTGGGAACACAAAAGATTAGAGTCGCTACAGTGGCTATGAATGAGTTTCAACCAACGATAGATAGACTAATTGAGTTGCTTGAAGATAAAGAGGATGTAAAGGGTGGAGATGTTGTTGAGGTTATTAAAGCATTATCGTCCATTACTTCAATTCCATTAGGCCAGGTTTCAACGTACTTCGGTACTTTATATGATAAACGAGCTTTGATGAAAGGCGAGAACACTTCTAGTGTTGGCATGAATGGAACATTGAATCACAGGCATGTATCTGATTTATCAGATGAGGACTTGGAGAAGATTGCTTATGGCCATACTTAATCGAACAGAACTAGAGTATAGAGCAGCAGCTAAAATTGAACTTGAAATGCGTAAAATGAGAAAGAATAAATCATACTTCATTGAAAACTATTGCCACATTGAAAACAAAGACATCCCCGAGCAGATGGAGCTATTCAAACTATGGGACGGACAAAAGAGGGCTTTGCAAGCATTCGATGATTACCGCCTTAATATAACGCTTAAAGCTAGACAAATGGGTTTAACATGGCTTGCACTGTCATATAGTAATCATCAAATGATATTCGAGCCTGGTTATACCACAGTGGGAATGTCTAAGCGTGAAGAGGATGCCAAAGAATTAGTCAGACGTACCAAATTCCAATTAGATAATATGCCGAGATGGTTGATACGTCCACATGACGTTAAGAAACCATTCCCGATCACATATGAAGCGACTACGCTAACCGTTCAGATTTATCATGACGGAAAAGCTACGAGTCGCTTTCTTGCTATGCCAGCTGCTAAAGATGCAGGACGATCCTTCACAGCAAACTTAGTTATCATCGATGAATGGGCCTTCCAACAATGGGCACAGGAGATATTTACCGCAGCTTATCCAACCATTAACAGACCTACAGGTGGGAAGGTAATCGGAATTAGCACAGGCTTAAGAGGAACGCTGTTTGAAGAGATTTGGAACGGCGGCGTATTAGGAGAGAATGGATTTCATACCACATTCTTACCATGGCGCACAGATCCACGCAGAACTGATGAATGGTATGAGGAAACCAAGCGAGCCTTACCGAGATCATACAGGCAAGAGTATCCAACCAATCCCGAAGATGCATTCACAGCTGGCGAAGGGGCTTTCTTTGGTGAGTGGGATCAAGAGATTCACGTTAAAGGCTACTGGAAGCCACCTAAGTCATGGATGCTTTACCGAGCCTATGACTATGGTTACTCATCCAGAGCCTGTATGAAGTGGTACGCAGTCAGTCCCGATGGATGGGCGAGATGCTATCGTGAATACTATCCAACTAAGGTTAGAGTATCCGAGCAGGCTAAAACAGTCGTCGAAATGAGTAAACATGAAGATGGCACACCTGAAAAGATCGAATGGACTGTTGCTGATACTCAGTGTTGGACACCTAACGGAGAGACAGGAGAAACCATCGCAGATACCTTTTATAACAATGGCGTGCCAATGGACCAGGCTGACAAGGAACATCACAGCGGTTGGGCAAGGCTTCACGAATGGTTAGCGCCATTCAAAGGGGCATACGGTGAAGATACTGCAATGCTCACCTTCACAGCGAATTGCACAAATACGATTAGAACCTATCCAAGTCTAGTGGTGAATGAAAACTATCCCGAAAAGTTGAAAGACGGACAGGAAGACCACTGTTTTGTAGCTGGCACATTGATCGAAACGGATAAGGGCCAAGTGCCAATTGAATGTATCAAGATAGGCGATAAGGTTATGACGAGACAAGGACTCAGAAACGTCACAGCAAGCGCAATGACGAATAGTAACGCAGAAGTTTATACGGCTTATTTCTCAAACGGTAGTTCATTAACAGCAACAGGGAATCATCCAATATATGTTGAAAACAAAGGTTTCTTACGCTTGGACGAACTCAGTTATTATGATATAATTAAGATATCAAGTAATTGGAGTGATGAGCAATGGCAGTCGAAAGAGTGGAGTATAACGGATACAAATACAGGAGATATCCCGATTCGAAGAACAGTTCAGACAGAAGGTATTTTAAACGCACAAAAAACAAATCAACACAGGTTGAATATTTGCATCATGCGGTATATAGGGACAATTACGGAGAGATTCCAGAAGGTCACCACGTACACCATAAGGACAATGATCCTGCAAACAACGAACCAAGCAACTTGGAAGCAAAAAAAGCCTTTAAACACTTATCAGATCATGGTAAAAGTCATACGGTTAGCAAAGAACATATGGACAAGCTTAAAGAAAGCGCTAAAGCATGGCATAAAACAAAAGAAGGCAGAGCATGGCATAGTGAACACGCTAAAATCACTATGGAAAACCGTAAACTTCACAAAAAGTTATGTGAAGAATGTAATAACAGTTATGAAACTCTTAGTCTTAAAGAAAATGACCGCTTTTGTTCCGCTAATTGCAGGTCAAACAATCGCAGGAAATCAAGGATTGACGATGAAAACAGAAATTGCACGGTTTGCGACACTCTATACACCGTCAATAGATATTCAAAAACAAAGACTTGCTCCAAAGAATGCAAGGTACGTACTTGGCGTGAAGCGAAATACGGAAAGGCAAGCAGTATATAACCTATCAGTGGACACCATTCATGAGTATTATGCGAATGGTGTCCTTGTTCATAACTGCCAAGACGTTGATCGGTATTTTGTTATGTCGATGCCAATACCGAAGTATTACGGAGTCAGAAGCGAAAGCGCCATGACGAAACAGCTACCACAGAAACATTTACCACATGCCTTACAAGACAATGTAAAGACTAGCCAATCATGGCACGACTATTAGATAGGGGGAATAAGTAATGTCAAGTAATGATGGATTGTATCAAGATTTAGGATCAGGACAGTGGGCGGAGAATGTGCAACTAACGGGGAGTAATGTTAAATTAGACGGCGCATCCTTGCCGATTATTCCGCTTATGCTTTATAACGGTAATACCTATGATCTTCAACGCGGCAATATGCAAGGTACGCTATTAGCAAGTTCAACGAGAACGGTGAGTGTTACAGCCGCCAATATGACCAACCATAACAGCGGGGGCGTCATTCTAACGCTAGACGTTACCGCAAATCCAGGAGGCACGGAAACACTTACGTTAATCATCCGACATGTTGATCCCGTGACGGGGAAAATCACACCAGGTGCTGCAACATTTCCAATACCCGCCGCAACCAACGGATTATTTAGACTTTTCGTTTACCCAGGGGCCTCGGTCAACGACACAAACAACAAATTCGGCAGTGTTCCGGTCGGTAAAACATGGACGGCTTCAGTCAGTCATAGTTCGACAGGTTCGTGGACGTATTCACTCGGATACGATCTAGTTTTATAGGGGGGGTTCACTGTGAAATATCTATTAGCCGAAAAAACAGCAACATCTTATCATTTTCTCATATGGACAGATGAAACGAAAAAGTTGGAAAATGGCACGCCTGATCCTTTTTTCGTAAAAGAGTTTGAATGGGGTCTAACACCACCTGAAGGACAAACGGAAGCAAATTATATTACGAGTATAAAACGAGAAATCGAATTATTGGTTGCTCCTGCACCTGCACCCGTTCCATTAGAGGGATTTATGTAGAATAGTGTTTACAAATGGAGTATAATCATGTAACTTTATGGTAAATGATGCATAACATGGCGGGGGTGATTCAATGATACAATCCAAAGCGGATTTAGAAGAATATCTTAGAAAAGACTTGATGGCGCATAATCTTCATAAATTCAAAATGAAACATAGGTACCATTTTCCGCAAGTTTATTTTCAAATGTTGCTTAGAAAAATGGAGTTTTACCACAACTGTAGAAAAAAAGGAATCATAGGCAATATAATGTATAAATTCTATATGTACAGGTACATTACGTGGGGTATGCGCCTTGGGCTAAGCATCCCTTTAAATGTATTCGGTCCAGGTTTAAGCATTGCTCATTACGGTACAATCGTGGTGAATAGGAACGCCAAAGTCGGAAAAAATTGTCGTATTCATGTGAGTGTTAATATAGGTGAAGGAAAGGGCGAAGTTCCTATTATTGGCGATAATGTATACATTGGTCCCGGGGCGAAAATATACGGCGGAATAACAATCGGCAACAATGTCACAATCGGGGCGAACGCAGTGGTAAACAAAAGTTTTCCTGATAATGTGACGATAGCGGGGATACCGGCGAAGGTTATAGCTGATAAAGGGTCAGGCATCAATTTAGACGTGCAACAGAAGGTCGCTCTATGAGCGGTCTTTTTTTATTCAACTAACATTTTTTTAGCTAAACAACGACACCTTCGGGTGTCTTTTTATTTGGAGGTGAAACATGGAGAAACTCGGTGACGAATCGAAGTTTGCACAGATCAAAACGTGGTTTAAAGAGTCGTTATCGGCATTAGCGCAGGACCATAAGGATTGGATCGAGTACGATAACCTTTACCTCGCCAAACATTGGAGTGATCAGCGTGTGTCATGGCGACCTGATCCCGTTATCAACTACATATCCTATGTCGTGGATCAGAAAGCCCCACAGTTGACCAATAGCAGCCCAACAGGGTTAATCCTTCCGACTTCTCAAGGTGACGATGAAGTAGCAAAGTTATTTACACAGGTGACCGAGGTAATCACGGAACGAGCTGACTTTGTAGACAAACTAGATGAAGTAGTGAGAACAGGGTTACTCCTTGGCACAGGATGGTTTAAAGTTTACTGGGACAATTCAATCACAGGTGGCAGTCAGGCAAAGGGTAATCTATTCCAAGGTGACGTGTGCATCGAGTGTCCCGACCCTGCAAACATTTACCACGATCCGCAAGCCAATGACGTGGAAGATTGCCGTTACATCATCTATGCGACACTGAAACCTTGCAAACAGATTGAACAGACGGCACAAACGATGCTTGGACAGACCATTAAAGTGGATCCAGAGCAAGAGTTTCAAACGGAGATTTACAACCGTCCTGGGAAAAATGCACCAAAGCAAGATTGCGCGATGTGGTACGAGTGTTGGGAAAAAGACGAACAAGGCGTGCATTGCACTTATGCGGCAGGTGGTAAGATTCTTAAACGCATCGAGAAAGCTTCGCCTAATGGACGATATCCATTTGTTACTTTCATACCTAAAAAGAAGCGTAAAAGTCTACTAGGTATTGGAGAGCCGAAGAACCTTGTAAACAATCAGAAGCTATTGAACAAGCTTATTGAAATGCCTGTTACTAACATGATGTTTACCGCTAACCCCATGTTATTAGTCAAGGCAGCTAATGGGATTGATCCTGAATCAGTGGCAGCGGTACCGGGAAGAGTGTACACCGTTAAAGATACAGTAGGGGCCATGGATTGGGTTGAACCACCAAGCATGCCGCAGGACATTTATAAACTAACGGATCTCATGACGACCTACATCGAGAAGATAGGCGGCATATACGATGCCAACACAGGAGCCACGCCGACAGGAGTGACCGCAGCTGCTGCAATTCAGATGTTGCAGGATCAAGCGAGCATTCCGATTAAGGGGATTGGCCGTAACCTCAACGACACGATCAAGGATGTATATGAGTTAATCATCGGGTTGGTCAAAGTGAACTATACCGAGACTCGCTACATTCGTGTGATGGATGAGAAAGGAAATCCAGAGTTTAAACCATTTCAAGGCGCACAATACGCGGAGATTGACTTGGACGTGAAGATAAGCGCGGGAAGTAGTACACCAACATCCAAAGCTTACATCGCTCAAATGAGTGCGGACCTGTTCGAGAAAGGTTTATTGTTGCCTTCCGAATACGTTAACATGCAGGATGGCGTACCTGATAAGAGTAGGATTGTTGAACGCTTGAGAGAGAAAGAACAGAATCAAGAACCACCTAAGGATGTTCCGAGCATTTCAATATCGTTTACTGATCTTCCAGTAACCGCAAAGGTTCAGTTATTGCAACAAATGGGTATCCAAGTCAATCCGCAGGAAATCATGCAAGAGATGCAATTGCAACAGCCACAAGCGAAGCCTGAGTCAGTCGATCCCCATAGTCCTGCAATGGAATTGACTAAGATGCAATTAGAGCATCAAGCGAAGCAAGAAGCCCAAAAGCATGATTTAACTAAGATCGAACTGCAACATCAAGCTAGCTCAGCATTAAGCGCACAAAACCACACACAGGGCTTAGAAAGCTCAAAGATTAATGCGGAATTGAGTGCGAAGAAGGAAAAACAGGCGGTGGGAGCAGGTGGAAAGAAAAACTAAGGTTGCTTTAGGCGCCGGCAATCAAACAACAACTTTTGTTATATACACTTGTTGTGCGATAAAACAATATGCCGATCATGAGCAGTTGAAAACACTGCAAGAGTTAAAATGTAGCGCATGCAAAGAACCTTTCCTGATGAAAGGTAGCAACGATGTGTGGTATTACGTAGGGTCAAAAGTATTCTAGCGGGGCTATCGTAGCAAGTCGGTAGCCTTTTGTTATGCACAAAAATCCGAATCGGGCGTTAACGAGTTATGGTCGCCGCATAACAAGGAGGAATTCGTATGGAAGAAGTATCCGTATCAACTGAAACAAATTCGGGCGTTGAATCCGCACAGGTCGCCGATGTGCAAACAAATGAAACCGCAGTAACAACCGATACACCTGATGTCGCGAGTCAGGGTAACGAAGGCAAGGACTTTTCAACAGCTTTAAAAGCAAGAGAAGTGCAGATTCGTCAGCAAATTGAGCAAGAGTACAGTACGAAAATGCAGGAATCACAAACAAAACTCTCTTATATGGAGAAACAAGCAAAGATTTACGGCTATGAAACGGTAGAAGAGTACACACAAGCGTTAGATGATTACGAGCGTCAACAAGAAGTCCAGAATGAAGCCAAGAAATATGGTGTGCCTGAGGACTTTATCCGTGGTGAATTGAAACCACTGAAGGACGAGTTACAACAGCTTAAACAAGAGCGCGAACAGTTCCAAACGAAAGAGCAGGAAAGACAGCTTCAAAGTGAATTAGAAAAGATTAGAGCCGATAACCCCGATTTTGATCAGTACTTTGATTCCGTTAAAGAGCTATACCAAAAGGGGTACAGTTTAAACCACGCTTACCGACTTGCTTCTTATGAAGACAAGATAGCGAAAATCGGGCAAGAGAAGGAACAAGAAGTATTAGCCAACGTCACCAAACGGGCAAGCAATCAAGTTCTACCATCCACAGATAAGCCGAATAATTTAGCATTTAACCCTGCCAATATGTCAACCGCCGACATTATGGATATTTCCCGAAGGGTACAAGCAGGCGAAAAAATCAAATTCTAGGAGTGATATGCAATGGCAACAACACAAACAACCGCGCTGATTACAGCAGAAATGAAAACGTACTATGATATGAAGCTTTTAGCTCGCCTTATCCCCAATTTTATCCACATGCAATGGGGCCAAAAACGTCCTTTGCCGAAAGCGGGAGGTAACACAATCAACTTCCGTAAGTTTGCTTCCCTGACTGCAGCTTTAACGCCTTTGACAGAAGGCACGACACCTGCAGGTAACTCCATCACCGTCACAGCTTTGACCGCGTCCCCTTCGCAATATGGTGACTTCGTGCAAATATCCGATGTATTGGATCTTGAAGCGATTGACCCTGTATTGGATGAAATGGCGACAGTGTTGGGTGAGCAAGCTTCTGACACATTGGATCAAATTACACGTGATATTCTTGTTGCGGGTACTGCGGTTCAATATGCTGCTAATCGCGTATCTCGCGCAACCGTGGCTGCGGGTGATAATCTTTCTGTATTGGAGATCCGTAAGGCTGTTAGAACCTTGAAACGCGCCAAAGCTAAACCGATTGAAGGCGGAGACTTCGTTGCTATTGTTGAACCAGGTGCAACATTCGACTTACAAGGTGATACAAACTGGGTATCCGCTAACCAATACGCAGGATCGAAAGCAATCTTCAACGGTGAAATCGGTCGTATGTATGGCGTTCGTTTCGTGGAAACTGCTAATGCGAAGAAGTTCGCAGGTGCAGGAGCAGCAGCTATTGACGTATTTGCAACCATCGTGCTTGGTGAAGGTGCATACGGGATCGTGGACGTTGCAGGAAGCGGAGCCGTGCAAAACATTATCAAGCCTGTAGGTTCTGCGGGTAGCGCCGATCCATTAGATCAACGTGCGACAACGGGTCAACTTTTAGTTGCGTGCTAATCTAGCCCGTTTAAAACCCCACTTAATAGACTTGGAGGTCTCGAGAGAGATAACAGGGCGCAAGCAGGGAAACCGTGCAGCGTGAACGACTGAACAGAGGGGACGCGAAAGCGTATGCGACAGTCTGAGCTCCCGCTATAATCGAAAAGTGAAACGGGAGAGGCTAGCAGAAATGACTAGCCCGCTCTAATTGAATTCGACTTTGTAAGACATGCATTGGGGAATGTAAGGACGGAGTATTTCACGGAGTGTTTTTGCCACAGTCGAATTGACACGAATTGAATATTGATTATTACGGCGATCTTCTATAACGACAGGTAAAGCCCAACGATCAAGGAACCATTGCTGAATTAGCAAATGTTCTTCGTAGGTGAAGCCATTCGTGCAGAAAGTCATTGTACCGTAACGCTTATTAAGTGAACCATCATCCATATACCAAACCGCTAAGGCTAATTCATCGACTTGGTTTAACCACTCAAGCGAAACGGTCTTTATTTCGTTCGGATAAAAGGCTTTACGCAGTTCGGTAAGCCATGAATGACTGATAGTGTGGTAATTGGAGACAGGCGCATGATTGTGAATAGAGGTTTTCTTTTGTTGGTAAGGTTCATCAGCAAGGACGAACGGGTTTAATTGTTCTTTCATCCATTCCAAGTATTCTCGTTGCTTCTCTCCATGAGCGAATACGAGCGAGTAACTAGGATTTTTCTTATTGGATGGACGTAGATATCCGTCACCTAGCAATGTACCTACCACAATAGACCTTTGCGCTTCTGTAAATGATGTGTTTCTTAAATCAGCGTTCGGAGTGAAATCAAATTCAATATTGTACTTGCGACAGTAGGCATAAATATTCGACCAACCGCCTTCACCGTAACCTAATTTGTCAGCCACTTCGTGAGGCGTCAAACCTTCAACGCAGATCATTTGCTCGAGCGTTTCTTTAGAAGGTGTGATGATATTCCTTCTTGGTGGTAATTCGTACCTCTTCGCTAACTTGCGGAGAAAACGAGAGTCGGTATAACCGTATTTATCGGCTATCTCCTTCCATGACAAATCAGATTTTACGTCAATCTCGAGCATTTCTTTAGTCGGTGATTTTGACATAATAGAACCTTCTTTCTATAAGATAGTAGTTAATTGATCTTATGGTTCTATTATATCACATTAGAGTAGTAACAACAATGTGGAAAGCACTCTTCACCGCAGTTATCCTTCAACAAACTGCAATGCTTAGAATTGAACACGCAGCATCTTAATAAATAGAGGGGCAAACTACCCCTCTTTAATCTATTTTATGGAGGTTTTTACTCATGGCAGGAGAAAAAGTTAACGGAACGAACGTATCAGAAGCGCAAATGGAAACAATGGCACAGAGCACAGGAAAACTATTGGCGGAACAGGACAAACGCAAGATCACGATTTACCTCGAACCATCCGAAAAGCAACGTTTAAACCGCTTGGTGGAAGCAGGAGATAAGAACATTCAATGGCCTTGTGAAACAGTTTCCGTTAACGGGTACAACTACACAATCAAACGCGGCGTAGAAGTTGAAGTGCCACTAACCGTGTACGAAATATTGCAGGGCGCTGGGCTGATCTAGTCCAGTTTTTTTTCTTATTTGGAGGTGATTTTATGACCATGACATTAGGTTTAGCCAAAATAAAAGCAATACAGTATATGCGCGAGTATTCAACCAACAACTCACTAAATTCGGCTGCACAAAACGGAGATTACACATTAGCCTTCAACAATGCCGCGGACACGGCCCAGAAAAAAGTGTCCACCATTAAGAAGATTATTTCAACGTACAGTTTCAGCCAAAACCCCATTTTAAACCAACTCGGCCTATTGCAAGGCTTTGATATCGTACAACATTTAAATACCGACTATGTATTAACAACGGCTGTAGGCTCGAGAGCCTATTATTTTGAGGTCGACCGCCAATGCTCGGTTTACATCGAAGAACAAATAAACGGTGTATGGACGATTTTAAACACCATTACCGTCCCAAGTACAGTTACATCCTTCACAGCTTACAAAGGGCTGATAAACCCATCTAGCGCGGCAAATCAAGTGAGAATCCGCTTTGGTGGCTTGTATCCTTACAATATCCGTAATCGTTACCTATGCCAGTACACATTTCCAACTGTAAACGACATTCCCGACTATACGCCTTACGTTAAATACACGATGCCGGCTAACTTTATGAAGCTTAAAAGTATCATTCATAAGTCAGACCCTAGAGTTTATGAGCATATGAGTGACTACAAATGGGAAGGTAAGCGAGTTTTAGTTGTGAATTTTTTTTACACAGGGAGCTTTGATATCGAGTACTACTCATACCCAGCCGACATCACCTCTGCAACAGATGACTCTTATGTTTTTGAGGTGGACATTGATGCGTGTGAAGCCATTCCTTACTATATGGGCGCCATGGCGTTAGTTGAGGAAAATGCTTCGATATCTACGATACTTTTAAACTTGTATCAAGCGGAGTTAGGCAACCTGGATCAATTAGACTCAGGCGTTGCAACCATGGTGTTAAGTCTAAATCCATTGGGGTTGATTATATGAATTGTCCAACATGTGATTCTTCTGGAAGGATAGCCTCATCAAAGCTTGAAAGTGCTTTAGGATCAACGGAGATATTCAGCGTTATGGTCACGGTTTGCGTTAATCCAAAGTGTACGAAATACGAATCCAACCTTGAATCGCCTTCACAAATCATTGAAACGATTAGAAATAAGGTGAATTGATGTTCAGACCAACAGTCTTTAGAGTCCCGCCGCAACCCAAGAGTGAAATCATCCCTATTAAGAAGTTTAGGGGGATTAATCAAAACGCTACACCTACGCAGATCCATGATTCAGAATCACCCGATATGTTAAACCGTGTATTGGATAGTAAGGAAGCCACCGACACGCGCTTTGGATATGCGAGGATATTCGCTACATCTCTGGGTGCGGGACAAATTAACGGGATGTTTCAATTCAAAAAGCAAGATGGCACGAAGTATTTTCTCATTCATTGGGGAACGGGATTGTATACCCAATCGGGTTCTGCTCAGCCTGTTTCGATTTATACAGGTCTGGCCAATGCCAAGAGTAAATATTTCACCTTCGGAAACTATTGTTACATATTTGATGGTACAAACTTCCTAAGGACCGATGGAGTAACGACAGTGGATGTGTCAACCGTTGCCTATGTGCCTACTTTGACATTAGGCAGAGCTCCTACGGGCGGAGGTACAAACTATGAGAACTTTAATCTCCTTGGCACAGGGTTTAAAGACAGCTTCACGTCACCGGGAGGTGTCACAACCTACCAATTGTCTATACCGCTATTAGATGCAACCGCAGTAACCGCAATCGTGAATGGTGCGGCTCTAGTAGAAGGGACTGACTTCACGGTCAATCGTACCACGGGGCTTGTAACATTTGCTGTAGCTCCCGCCGTGGGAACGGCTAACAACGTTATTATCACAGCCTATAGGACGCTTACAGGGTACGCTAATCGTATTAAAAACTGTACAGGATTTGAAATCTATGGCGGCACAAACGATACTCGCGTATTTTGCTTTGGAAATTCAGCATATCCAAATACTCTAAGGCGCTGTGACCTTAATAAACCAACCTACTTTCCAGAGTTTGCATTCAGTTTAATCGGAAGTGACGCAGGTATCATTAAAGGCATGAAAAAGCAGTATTCCAGTGCAATTATCGTCAAAGAACCAACGCCAAACGACACAACGGCTTGGAAAATGGATTACACGATGGATTCAGCGGGAGTCGTAACCTTCCCAACAAGACCGTTAAATTCGCGTTTTGCTTGCATAGCTGCTGAAACGTACCTCTTAATCGAGAATAATCCCGTTTTTCTCAGTCCGAATGGAGCCGTGAGGATTGAAGGGACTCAAGTATCCGATCAACGTAATGTGAACCGTATCAGTGATGATATCAACTCAGCCTTGCTCTTGGAGACCAATCTTCAAAACGCTATAGCGGTTGACTACGATAAGAAGTACATCATTAACATTAACAACCACTGTTACGTCATGGATTACCGTATTACCTATCCTGACGATGGTTTTAAGTCGCCATGGCTCATATGGGACAACATTCCTGCTTCTTGCTTCTTGGAGATGGATTCCCTTTACTTCGGTTCAAACGTCACAGGGCTTGTATATCGCTTCAATAAGGCCGCAGATGCTAACGTGTACAGTGACGATGGCACAGCGATAAACGATTATTGGAAGTCCAAGATTTTCAGCTACAACGATGATGAACACTTGAAAACGGTTATGAAAACATTTTTTAGCTTAAAGCCTGCTACAAAAACGTCGGCCGATTTATATTATGCTACGGATAAAACAGTAAGTGGATTGATCAGCACAACGAGAATGGATTTGTTTAATTATCTCTATTGGGATTACGCACACTTTTCCTATCTCCTTTCATCCTTTCCGCAAGAATCCGCATCAAAGGTGAAAGCGAAGAAAATCGACTATTTCCAAATGATATTAAAAAATCCGCGCAATAACGAGAGTATGGGTATTCTTTCGATTGCTTTCAAAGTTCAACAAAACAGAGAGTTCAAGTAGGAGGTGTGATATGGGATTCATCGGTAAAATACTGGCTTTCACTTTCAACCATTCTGCTCAAGCAGATTTGCCAACACCAACATTCGCAAGTTCAGCAGCATTTAAAACAGCCTTAGACAGTCAGGCGGTACAGTGCCAAACAGCCATAAACAGCGTTATTGATCAATTGAATTCGGTCATAGCTTTGTCAAGCGGTGCAGAGAACTTAGGATCAGCACCCATTACAGGAGTAACAGGGGCTACCATCCACGAACAGTTGAAGGATATTAAAGCACAGTTAACGGGTTTGGTGCTTGGAACTATTCCAGATGCTTCGATAAGTGAAGCTAAATTAGCCTTCGCTATTGCCACACAAGCGGAATTGGATGCGGTAGCTGCGTTAAAATTGAATTTGTCTGGCGGAACTATGACTGGCGCTGTAGCTTACGGCCGAAACGATCTGCAGCAGCCTAAAATTAAAGATTATTCTGAGGTTGTTTCTACTAATGCAGCAGCTACAGGTGCAGTTACGCTTGACATGGCAAACGGTAATGTTTTCGATAATACATTGACAGGGGCTACAACA